TCGCGCGCATCTCGCCCTTCACCTTCGGCGCACGCGCGGGCATCAGGCCACCGCGCCGGCGCTATCGGTGTCGCGCTCCTCTTCGTCGTCCATGCCTTCGCCGAGGTCCGGCGCTTCGGGCATCTTATCGACGTCGATCGAATCGTAGCCGCTGTCCGGATCAGCAGCGAGCCGCGAGCGCTCCTCCTCGTTCCCGATGACCCCGCGGTCGAAGTAGATCGCGAACGTGTCGGCATTCTGCTTGCGGTTCGCGGCCTTCTCGGCCTCAGACTGCTCATGCAGCGGCACGAACTTGTGCGTGAGGTCTTCGTCGATCTGGCCGAACTCGGAGAGCTGGATGATCTTGACCGCGCGGTCGAGGTTATCGGCAAACATGATCGACTGCTGGCTGGCGACATGGTCGTACCAGTTCGCCTCGTCGTACTCGCCCGTCGAGTTGAATCCCTTCGGCGCGATGCCGAGCAGCTTCACGGCGGGCGTGCGGCTGATCGCCGCGAGCAGCTCGAGCTGCTGAGACACGATGTCGGAGAGGCCGGTCAGCGGCGTGTTGACCTGGACGAAGTCCTCCATCTCCTTGTCGAGCGCCAGCAGTCCTTGGTTGTCGCCGAACATCTGCCAGAGCAGCGCGCGCGACTTCAGGCTCGCCGCGTCATCGTAGCCGCCGCCGCTCAGGACCTGACTCATGTCCGTCTTCAGGATCGACGTGCTGAACCGCTTGACGAGCTTCGCGACCGCGATGCGCACGGTGTCGAAGCGGTCGACGTAGTCGAGCGCCATCTGCGCGAGCGGGATGCCGAAGAAGTTGTAGGCCGGCTTGAGGAGCACCGGCGGCTCGTTCTGCGAAAAGTGCAGCAGGCGCGACGCGTGCACCTTGCGCCCCTGCACGAGCCATGCGTTGGGCTGGTAGTAGTCGGGCGCGAGCGGATTGTCCGCGTTGTAGGGCGCCGGGTAGGCGTTGATCGGCTCGATCAGGCGGAATCCCTTGAACGAACCCTTCGTGATCTTCTTGCTGTCGAGCGTAAGCGGCGTCTGGATCTCGCGCAGCCCTGCATCGGACCGCGTGTCGTCGCCCATGTCGACGTACAGCATGCACCCGCCGAAGTACCCGGTCTTCTTCGCCGACCGGTTGAACGCCTTCTTCAGGTGGAACTTCTCGGTCGCGGCCTGCAGGGCCTGCACGCGCTTCGCATCCGATTCCTCGCTGCCCTGGCCGCCGAACTCGATCCACTTCCGCGTCATCTCGTCGGCGAGCGTCTCGACCATCGCGCGGATCAGCGGATGCTGCGACAGCAGCGACAGCGCGGCGTAGCCGATGAAGTCGACGCCGCTGAGCTGGTTGAACCCGCCGCATGCGCCAAGCGTCGCGGCGAGGTTGTCGCACACCGAGTCCATCGCGACTTCCGGCGCGCCGCCGCCTCCCTTCGGCACGGTGCCCGGCGCGACGACCGGCGGCTTGAACTTCGCCGCCCAGTCGACGTCGCCGCCGCGCGCCGCGTCCTGCGCCGCGAGCTGCTCGAGCAGCGCCGGATTGATGCGCATGCCGCGGCGCGGGCCTTCGACGACGGGCCAGTGCGGCTCGGCGCGCGAGTCGAACGCGGCCGCCGGGCGCGCGGCCGCCGGAGCGGTCGGCGCCAGCAGCGCGCGCGGGATGAGGGATTGCAGTTTCTCGAGCATGCGCGCCGCCGTGTCGGTTACGAGAGGTCCGACGAGCTGTAGTCGCCCGTCGAGTCGGCCTTGCCAGAAGCGACCGAATGCAGGTGCAGCAGCGTGCCGATTGCGCGCAACTCAGCGCGCAGGTATTCGGCTGCCTCGCGCTCGAGGCCGTGCAGCTTGGCCATCAGGCCGGCGAAGCGCTCGCGCGCCTCGGCGTGATCCTCGACGTCGATCGAGACGGCCGGCGTCGGGTCGGCGCTTACGTTGACCGCTGGCGCTTCGAGAGTCACCGCGCCCGACGAGACAATCGTGACGTCACCTTGCGGCCCGCCCGTGGCTTCGGTGTCGCTGGAGAGCGATGCAGGCGCAGCAGACGAGAAGGTGCCGCTTTCGGGGGCGCCGGCCGCAACAGGCGCACCGTCGTTCGACTCCCCCGCGTCACTCGCGGGAGCGGCCGCCGCGTCGGTTGCTGCCGTGGCGAGAGCCTGGTCGATCGCCGATTCCGACGGATCGATCGCGAACACCGGCTGGGCGAAGCCGAGCAGGGACGCGATAATGGAGCGAGTGCGCATTATTGAAAATCTCCGAGAAAATAGCCGTTTTAGGCCGTGAAAATCGAATTAAGCGGCTGAAAGTGCAGCGAGCGCTTCGTGGCTGATATTCAGACCATTACCGCGACCACGGATATAGCCGTCCATCGAATACCGAATGCCATCGATGTGGTGATTCCACTTGTCGACGATTATAGGCAACACGTCCCCCGTGGTTTTGTCGACCTTGTACGAATAGCTTCCGAATTCCTCGATCGTCTTTACGCACCGTGAATGGATAATAATTCGGTCAAAACCACGTAAAAACGCTATTCCATCCTCTACTGAGCCACCCCATTTTTTCGCTGCGTCGATATTGAAACCTTGCTTCGCGACGTGCGAAATGGTTTCAGGCCGCGCGCAATCGGCTTTGATTTTCCATTTCCGCGCGCCTGGGATTCCGGGGTATTTCTTCTCGTCGCCGAGCTTCCACTGCTTCACCTGCTCGGGCCGCATGCCCTCCTTGCCGGCGAACAGCTTCCAGATCTCGTCGAGGTCTGTCTGCTTGCCGTGCGCCTCGTAGTCGATCATCAGGTCGTTGCCGCGCACCCAACAGCGGTTGAGCGTCGTCGGGTCTTGCGCAAAGCCCCAGTCGGCGCCGAAGAAGAAGCGCGCGTTCGCTGGCGTATCGAAGTCCTCGACGCGCCACTTCCCGGCGAAGATCAGCTCGTCGGACCGGCGGTTGAACTTCCCTTCCCAGATCCAGTTGTAGCGGTCGAGGTCGGTGCGCAGCATGCGCTGGCGCTCGAGCTCCAGCTCCTCCGGAAACCATGGGTTGTCGGACCAGTTGCAACGGATGATCAGGCGCTCGTCGTCCTCGTAGACGCCGTCGACCATCTGATCGACGTACGGGGCGACAAGATCGGCCCACGTCGGATCCGTCTCGCGGTTCGGGTTGAACGACACCCAGATCTCGGAGCCCGGAGCCCGGATGGTCGGCGCGAGGATGTCCCACGAATCGCGCGACACGTTCTCGGCTTCGTCGACCCACGCGACGGTCGCCGCGGTGAAGCCCTTTAGCGCGCGCTGGTTGCGGAACAGGCCACGGAACGAGAACGAGCTGCCGTTCGCCGGCACGCGGATCGATTTCTTCAGCTGACGAAACGAGTCGCCGAGCTCGCGCCGCTCGATCTCCTCGGCGATTTCCTGATAGCTCGATTCGTCGATCGACGCCTGGATCTCGCGAAGGCAGAGCGCCCGCTCGCGGCGGGCTTGCGATCGCGCCGTCAGGATCGACACGATCGTGCGGGTCTTCATCGAGCCGCGGCCGCCGAGCACGATCTTCCAGCGCTTAGGGTAGATCAGCCGCTCGAGCTTCTCCGCGATCAGCACGGTGGGCTCGGCGTCCGTCTCCTCACCGTCGACCGTCAGCCGCTTGATGACGTTCCGGTCCATGTCGACGATGCCGAACACGGCCGGGCGGTCTTCGGTGGCGACGCCGGAGAAGTAGGACTCGACGCGGGTGATCGCGGCGTGGGAGAGACGGCGGCGGCTCATCCGCGTCGATTCTCCCCGTATCGGGCACGGATCAATTCTGCCCCCTCGGCCTGTCGATCCGAAAGACGGGCAGCATGGTCGATAACGATGCCACATTTGCCGAATCCGCGATCGCGCTCGAGCCATGATGGCGACACAACTTGCAGGTCTGGTCTGCCGACGTGATGCACCAGATCACGAGCATAGCCAAGGTAATCGTTGCACCACACGAATACCGCGTGTTGCGGGGCATCGAGCATCTGCCGAGTCGTGCGGCCGGTGCCGCGATCATTGAGATCGTCCATGATCACTTCCCCTGCGCTGCGAGCGCCTTCTCGACCTGCGCGAGGCG